TATTTTAACAAAAAAAATGCTAGATAATTTTATAGATTACACAAACTACTGCGAAAACTTGGGCTATAACTTTGAATTTATTAGCTCAAAAAAAGGAGTTACTGCGGATTTATACAAAGATGACAAACTCAAAAAGATAGGTTCAAAAGTCTTTGAATCTTGTATAGATGCTCAGAAAGAATGCTATACTTTATTATACAACAAAATAAAATAAAATGAAAATAACTAAAAAAGATTTATTAAATGTTAGTGGAGGTGTACTATCTTCCTTTGAAAATTTACACTACTTAGAGGAGTGCAGTCATTTAAAAGTATTTAGACATACAGCTAAAAAGAATTTAAGTAGAACCTTAGACGATTTAAGGAAAATTGAAATAGAATTACACAACGAAATAGAAAAGGTTGATAACAAAGATTTACAAGCAAAGAAAACAGATAATAATTTAGACTTTATTAATTGGATGCTAACGTCATTCGATAGTAGTCAGGTGCAAAAGTTAAAAGAAGTATGCGTGGCTTTCTCTATTGATGAAAAGAGAATAACCTCGATATCTGATAAGATACATTTAAACAATGGAAGTATTAAGGCATAAAAAAAACCCCTTTAATTAGGGGTTTCTGCTATTAATATTTTTGCAATTCTATTGACATTATCAATGTTCATTTTATGTAGTTCTGCTATAATGTCATCAATTAATAAATCTTTCGGTTTTTTAGCTACATAAATTTCTGACTTAACTAAAATTTTAAGGTCATATAATTCCTGTTTTAGTTCCAAGTCATAAGGCATTAAGTCGCTAATTAATTTATGAGCGTGCATTACGGTAGCGTGATTCTTATTAAACAATTTACCAACCGTATCAAATGACAAAGGCGTAAAGTCGTAAATTAAGTGCATAGCCACTTGACGTGGCACAACAACACTTCTTCTTCTTGTTTTTAAATTATTTTCATCTAACAAATCAACACCATAAAAATTTGATACGATTCTAATTATTTTCATTTCATTTCTCATAACTCACTAATTTTAGTTTTTAATAATTTTTCTATTCTGCTAATTGTTCTTGCAGTAATTAATACAAGTTTATCATTTTCATCATACAACTTCACTTCTATAATTGTAAGGTCGTTAATTATAAATCCTGTACTATTAAATGAGGGTGTAAAAAATCTACCTTGCAAACGGAACTCTATAAAAATATCCTTTTGCTCAACTTGTAAAATTTCATCAAACCAATGCTGAGAGATGTTCTCAAAATGATGGCGGTTACTTTCTAAATTTACATCTTCAAAAATATCTAAAATTTCTTGCTGTTTCATATTATAGTTCTTTTGCTATTTGGTTTAAATTTTTACTAAATTTAATGTAATTTTTATTAAATTCGTTTCTTGTAGTAATTGCAAATCCTTTAGATAATTGATAATTGATTGCATATTCAAACTCAGATAAGTCATCAAATTTTCTGATGTCTAAATTTTCACCTCTAAAAACATCAACTGATGCTAAATTTTCATTGTCGAAGGCAATTACTGTAATTGCTCCAAATGTTTCTTTTTTTAAATACGTTTTCATAATGTTAAAAAATTAGTTTAATTAAATTAATGGTTATTAATATTATTATTGTCCAAGTAAATACTGCTGTTTCGTTTATTTTTTTCATTACGATATTGCGTTAAATGATATTAATATTACTACTACTAAAATTACTGATAAGGCTAAGGCTACGCTTAAAAAAATACCTATGTTTTTTATTTCTTCTTTAAATCTCATATCTATTTGGTTTATCTTGTTTAATTAATCTACGGATGTAACCGCTCCTGTTTTCAAATCCGAATACTATAACGGAGTTTGCCCTTGCCAATTCCCATTCCTCAGGGGTTATGGTTATGGCTTTTTTTACTGTTTTACTCATTTGTTATAATTGTTTAAAGTTTTTATTTATTAATTCTTTAGTCTTTGTTTATTTACTTTGGTTCGTGCCTTATTCACGCTACTAACCTTATACAATACAGTTTGTAAAAAAGCCACCCAATATTGTGGTTGAATACTCAATTAAACATATCTCGACAAGATGGACATTGATGTTCACATTCTGTTGCTATACTAGAGCCCTTTTCGTGGCAATAAAAACCTATATCAATATTTTTAGTAAATTTACTATTGTTATTCTCTTTAGTTTTGTATTCATAAAAAGCATTTAGCATTTCTATAACCCTATCTTCTGTTAACTCTCCACTATCATTTACTTTTTCATCTGAAAATTCATAATTTATATAAAATTGTTCTGCTGTCATAATTAAATTTTTAAAAGAGGTTTTTACACCCCGTTGTTATTATTTTTAAGATATAAAGAATTTATAACCTCCGTTTTGTAATTCATCAATAACACAATCAATACAAGGACATGTTATATAAGATTTTCCATTTACAAAAGCCACAGTAGATAAATAATGATTATCAACATAAGTTCCTGCTCTTTTATCTGAACTTCTAACCAATACGTTTGTTTTAACAACTTTTTTTAATTCAATTTTAAAAGTGTTATTGTAGATATTTACTGTTTTTTCTGATAATGTAGATAATATTTTCATTTTGTCTTTTTTAATATCATTGCTTCGTTGCAAGCACTTCAAAGATAGTATATATAAATGTATATACCAAATATATTTGTATTTATTTTTAATTTTTTTTTACGTATCTTTACAAAGTATTGAAAATCAATAAAAATATGGGAGATTTCAGACCTCGATTAAAAGGGCAAACAAAACAAATGTATAAATCTTGGACTAAACAAGAGAGCAGAGTTTTAATTATAGGTGATACTCACTGCCCCTTTGATTTAGACACTTATTTAGATTTCTTAGTAGATACCTATAATAAGTATAATTGTAACAGAGTAGTGCATATTGGCGATGAAATTGATAACCACTATTCAAGTTATCACGAAACAGATGCAGACGGAATGGGTGGAGGTGAAGAGTTGTATTACGCTAAGAAAAGACTGCAAAGATATTACAAAGTGTTCCCTGATGTTGATGTAATTATAGGAAATCATACACGTTTAATTATGCGTAAAGCTCAAACAGGTGGTATTCCAAGAGAATGGATAAGAGAATATAACGATGTCTTAAAAATACCTAATTGGCGTTTTCATACAGAATTAGAAATAGACGGGGTTTTATACGCACACGGTGAGGGTGGTACTGCAAGAACAAAATGTAAAAAAGATTTACAGTCTATGGTACAAGGTCATTTGCATACGCAGTTATACGTAGAGTATGTTGTAGGTCGTAAAAACAGAATATTTGGTATGCAAGTAGGTTGTGGAATTAATCACGAAGAGTATGCCTTTGGTTATGCTAAAGCTGGTTTAAAACCCGCTATTGGTTGCGGTGTTGTTATAGGTGGAAAAGAAGCTATTGCTGTGCCTATGATATTAGAAGATTATAATGAAAGTAAATATAAATAAATTCCTTATATTTGCTAATATGTTTATTTATTGCGTTTCACACAAAAAAAAGATAACAAAGTATAGCCAGAAATTTACAAGTAAACGTAAGGCGAGAATTTGGTACAATAAACACGGTAAAAAACTGGAATTGAAGTTTAATAGGAAATTAGAATTAGTAGAAAGGTAATGGGTAAAAATAAATACATAGAAACACCAAGGAAATTATGGGAACTTTATGTTGGATATAAAAAAGAAACTAAAAGCAATCCAATACTTAAACACGTTTTTGTAGGTAAAGACGGACAATCTACATACGAACAAAGAGAAAAACCCTTAACTATGGTGGGTTTTGAGAATTATGTTTGTGAACATACAGAGATAACTTATCCTGATTTAAAACAATATTTTGAAAATAGAGATGATGCTTACTCAAATTATTCCCCTATCTCATCACGTATAAAGGCGGATATTAAGAGAGACCAAATAGAGGGTGGTATGGCAATGGTATATTCCCAAAGCATTACAGCACGTTTAAACGGATTATCAGAAACCACCAAAACAGAAATATCAGGAGGTTTTAATATTCCAGAAGTTAAAGACATTGGCAACAGGTAACAAATATCTATATACAAAGGCTTATTATAAAATAAGGGATTTAATCTTAAATAATCCAAAAGAGAATGTTTTTGTAATTAGAGGTGGACAAGGTGCGTCTAAAACAGTATCAATAATTCAATTACTTATACAATCCTTATGTGCTTCAACTAAAGAAGCTACTATTTTATCATCTGAATTAAGTAAGATGAAAAGAACAGTTATAAGAGATTATAAGAAGATCTGTAAAGACTGGGGAGTATTAAGAAATGAGTTTGATTTTAACCGCTCAGAAAGTAAACACGAATACTTTAACGATAGTTATTTAGACTTCTTAGGTGCTGACGTTAATGATGTAGGGAAAGGATTTCGTAGAGATATCTTATACATCAATGAAGCGGATAAAATGGACGTTGACACTGCTGTTCAGTTCATATCAAGGGCAGGGCTAACTATAATTGACTACAATCCTGATGCTTTATTTTGGGGTGATGAATACATAAATGATAAAAACTTTATAACATTAACATTTGAAGACAATGAATACCTTTCAGATAGTGAGGTTCGTTCTATCTTAGATTATAAGCAAAAAGGATTCCACGACCCCACAAGACTAATCGAAACATTATTCGATATTGATAATATCAAAAATAAGTATTGGGCTAATAAGTGGAAAGTTTATGGTCTTGGTTTAGTAGGTAACTTAGACGGTGTTATTTTTGATAATTGGATGGTTATCGATAGTTTGCCAAGTGAAGCAAGATTGATTGGAATAGGTTTAGATTTTGGTTATAGTAATGACCCTACTGCAATAGTGGAAGTTTATAAATACAATGATAAACGAATATTAAATGAGGTTTGTTATAGAACAGGAATGGTTAATAGTGATATTGCCAAAATGTTACCAAATGATGTTTATGTGTACGCTGATAGCGCTGAACCTAAATCAATAGAAGAAATCAGAAGATTTGGTATTGATATAATGCCTGTTAAAAAGGGTGCTGATAGTATTATGTTTGGTATCACTACAATGCAAACACAATCTTATTTAGTCACAAAGAAATCTAACAATATTATAAACGAGTTTCAAAAATACATTTGGGATAAGGACAAAAACAACAACGCAAAGAACAAACCTGTAGACCAATTTAACCACGCAATGGATGCTATACGTTATCACGAAATGATGGACATAGGAATAGGAAATGAAATAGTATTCTTTTAAAACTACTTATATAGATTTTTTTTATTACTTTTGAATATTTAATATATTTTTCTTATATGGGTTTCTGGGATTTTTTAAAAGGTAATAACCAAACAAACAATAATAAATACAATAAAACTTTTTATTGGGGTCTTAATGGGTTGACAAATAATGACGATACCGATTTAAAGAAATACATTGATGATGGTTATAATATCAATGGAGATGTATTTTCTATTGTTAATCAAATGTCAAGTAAATTTGTTTCTATTCCTTTTTACATAAAAAAGATAGAAGATGAAGAAAGTAATAAGAAATATAACAGACTATTAAAAGCTACAAATTACAATCCAACATTTACACAAAAAATTAAAACCAATCAATTAGAATTAAAAGCATTAAGTAAAGAAGATTACCCTATGCCATTTGAAAGACCAAATCCAAATCAAACTTGGGAAGAGTTTTTTAAATTAACGTATAGTTTCTTAAAAATGACTGGTAATTTCTATTGGTATAAGTTAATGCCTGAGAACGGAATAAATGCAGGAGAACCACAACAATTGTATTGCTTACCAGCTCATTTAATGAAAATATATATTCGTAAAGATGCTAATATGTTAGGATCAGAAGATGTTATTGAATATTTTGAAATGGATTATTACAATAGACTTACAAGGTTTGAAAGAAATGAAGTTATACACGTTTCAATAGATAACCCTAATTATGGGCAAAATGGTGAGCAGTTGTACGGACAAAGCCCGTTAAGAGCAGTATGGAAAAATGTATTAGCAAGTAACAAAGGGTTAGATTTAAACATTGAAATGCTAAGAAATGCAGGGGTATTTGGTTTTATTCACGCAAAAGGACAAAACCTTTCAGATAGACAACAAAAGGGGCTTAAAGATAGAATGAATGAAGCTAAGGTAAGTAAGGAAGATTTATCTAACATAATGGCTTCAAGTGGTGAATTAGCGTTTACCCGTATATCGCTAACATCTGATGAACTAAAAATATTTGAGCATTTAAAGTATAATCAGAAAATGATTTGTAATGCTTTGGGATGGTCAGATAGTTTACTGAACAATGATGATGGTGGTAAGCACGATAAACAGGAATTGGAATTAAAAAGAGTATTAATTAATACAACTGTTCCAGATTCTAATATAATTGCAGAAGCATTTAAACAAGGAGTTTTAAATGAGATAAAAGGCTATAAAGATACTATTCTTTTATTTGATTATAAGGAGCTACCAGAGATGCAGGAAGATTTGGAAACAATGAGTAAAAGAGTTGTTTCTTTAGTTGCTGACGGGATTATGAATAGAAAAGAAGCAAGATTTGCAATGAGGTTGGAAGAAATTGAAGACGCTAATCTATCTATATTTACCGTAAAAGATGACATTATGAGCTTAGAAGATGCAATATTGCCAAGTGATGATTTAACTTTAAATGAATAGATATGAACTTTTTTTATTTATTAATTATTGTTTTGTATTCTGTTTTCTTTCTTTATTTGCCTTTTTTCTGCATTTGTATAATTAAAGGATTAAGGGAGGGAAATATATTTATGTCTAAAAAATTAAGAGTATTAAATAATCTTTGTTTTGGGGATAATTACGGAGATTTACTTCTATTTTATCATAAAAATGCAGAGTATTAATGACAGAAAACCAATATAGAAAAAAATGGTTAAGGCAACATTCACAATATGAAAAGTTAGCTTACAAACAACTATTAACAGGTTTTAGAGATTTAGGTAATTCTATCCCTTTTATGTTTATGACTGTAGACAATTATAGTGAGTTTTTAGAAACTAATCTAAAGCAAGAGCAGTTTATAAACATTTACTATAATATATATAAAGAAGTTGGTACTATTCACGGTGCAAGAGTTGGCAGAACCATTAACAAAGAAATCAAAGAGTTTACGTTAAACGCTTTCTTATCTGAGTTTGAACGTAATTTAATAGCTTGGTTGTTTGAAAATGCGACCTATCGAGTAAGTGAGGTGAGACGTACATTTTTAGAATATGTTAGAAAAGAAATCGCTGTAATGGTTTCTAATAACTTAACTATATCAGAAATATCTACAAACTTAACGAAACAAATAAATCAAAGAAACTTTTATAGATGGCAGGCTCTACGTATAGCACGAACAGAAACAACGGCGGCGGCGAATTATGCTTCGGTTGTAGCTGGTAAGGTAAGCGGTGTACCAATGGATAAGGTTTGGATAAGTGCGACTGATGTACGAACACGTAAACCACCCAAATCTGAGTTTAACCACTTAGTTATGAACGGTGTTAAAGTTGACCAAGACGAACCTTTTAAAGTACCTTTTAACGGTAGTTTTCAAGAAATGCAATTTGCAGGAGACCCGAACGGAAGCGCAAGTAATACTATTAATTGTAGGTGTACAAATGCCTTAGTGCCTAAGAGAGATAAGGACGGAAGATTAATAAGAAATTTATAAGCATAAAAAAACCTCACTATAAAGATATAGTGAGGAAAATTCTCAACCCCCATTGAGATAACTAAAAAATTAAATAATACAAATATGAAAGCTCAAATATACAAAACAATATAGTAAAAAACAATAACTATAAAAAAAAAGTATAAAAAATAAATTTATAATAGATTTTATTTATATTTGTAACATGTATTTTAAACAACAATCAATAGAGGTTAAAGACTTAGACGAAACTAAGGGTATAGTTGTAGCTTATGCAAATGCGTATGATTACAAAGATAGTGATGGTGATATAAGCGCAAAGGGTAGTTTTGATAAGACCGTTAATGAGAATTATAAAAGGATAAGAGTACTTAAAGACCACAATCCAAGAGTAAGTTTAGGAGTGCCTTTAAATATAGATACTAAAGATAACTATGGTTTATTGACTACTACTAAATTTAACCTATCTAAAGAAGTTAGTAGAGATATGTTTAGCGATATTAAGCTAATGACTGAGAATGGCTTAAATGCTGAATTAAGTATAGGTTATAATGTTTTGAATAGAGACCAAAAGAATAAAAGCATTATAACAGAATACAAATTAATGGAATACTCATTTCTTACAAGTTGGGGAGCTAATCAATTAAGCACCGTTCAAGATGTAAAGAGTATTAAGGGGCATTATGGTGTATTAGAACTAATTGAAAAGTCTTATAACTTAGACTATTCAGATGCACGATTAAAACAAATAGAACAATTATTAATAACACTTACAGATAAAGAGCCGTCTAAAAAAACTGACACTTCCAATGAAAAGCCGTTAGACATTGCAAATATTATTAACGAATTTACAAAAACATTAAAATAATGGAATTAAAAGAATTACAAGACGCATTATCTAACCTAAAAAATGAGGTTAAAGGCGCAAATGAACAGGAAGTAAAAAGAGCAATCGAGGTTTTTGAAACTAAAAACAAAGAATTTATCGCAAACCAAGTAAAAGAGGTTAAAGATGAATTAGAAAATCAATTAAAAGAATTACAGAAACACGCTGACATTTTAGATGTTAAGTTGCAAGGTAAGCAAGTTGCTGACGCAAACAAAGGTAAAGATTTCTTAAAAGTTGCTATTGAAAGCAAAGGAAAAGAAATTACAGAAATGCGAAAAGGTGGTTCTGTAGATATTGAAATTAAGGCGGTTGCAGATATGACTACTGCAAACCTTACAGGAGATGAGCCAAGAAGTTACAACTATGATATAGTTAAATTTCCATCTCAAAAAGTAAACGTAGCTGATTTAGTTGGTTCTGTTAATATTGACGGAGGTACTTATACGTATACAGTTGAAGGTGCTGGTGAGGGTTCTATCGGAGCGCAAACAGAAGGAGCTACAAAGAATCAAAGAGATTATGACTTTACTACTGTTGATGTAACAACTGACTTTATCGCTGGTTTTGCAAGATATAGCAAGAAAATGAGAAACAATCTTTCTTACATTACTTCTGCTATTCCAATGTTGTTAAGACGTGATTACTTTAAAGCTGAAAACAGCGCATTTAACACAATCTTAGCATCTGATGCAACTGCATCAACTGAAATAATTACAGGAAGTTCTAAGACTAAAATGTTAATGAATGAGATTGCAAAGTTAGAGAATAACGATTATGAGACCAACGGAATTGTAGTTAGACCAGATGCGTGGATGGATATGTTAAAGACTGCGAAGCAAGATTTAGAAAGTGCCGTTACTTATGAGGGTGGTATTTTAAGAGTTGCAGGTGTTCAAGTGTTAAAAGCTACTTGGTTAACTGCTAACAAATATTTTATCGGTGATTGGTCAAGAGTTAACAAAATTAATACTGAGGGTCTTTCTTTAGAGTTTTCAGATGTTGAGGGTGATAACTTTACAAAGAACAACATTACTGCAAGGATTGAAAGCCAAACAGCTTTAGCTGTTGAACAGCCTTTAGCGTTAGTGTTTGGAGATTTTACATCAGTTTAATATTAATATTTAATACATAAAATTATGGCAAAAGTAACAAAAGAGTTTTTCTGTATACAGGAAAAGAAAACCTATAAAGTAGGTTCGGAATACAAAGGTAAAAGAAAGGATTTAGTTCATTTACTTGAAGGTTATAAACCTAAAGAAGATTAGTAGAAATACATTCTTAAATAATTAATAGAGCATATTTGTATAAGTATGCTCTATTTTTTTTATATTTGTAATAAATAATATTTATAATGGCATATTTAGACGTCTTAACGTTAGCGGAAACAAAGAACTATTTAAGAGTTGATGACACTTTAACAGAAGATGATGCACGTATAACATCTTTTATTAAAAGTGCTTTGTCGTACATTGAAAAGCAAACAAATGAGTTAGTGTATACAAGGTCTAAAGAGTATTTTTTTAGTAATTATTGCGTGTATGTTTATGACTATCCAATTAACGAATTAATAACACCTATAACAGCAGAACAAACGGAAAAGCAAAGTTATTCTATATTTACAACTAATTCAAGTGATGACGTTAAAGTAACGTTAAACGTTGGTTATGCGAATCCTGATGACGTACCAAGTGAAATAAAAGATTGTGCTTTAGAATATATTAAATATTTGTATTATGATGCTGAAACAAATTCAGGAACAGCGCAAAAGATACCACCTTATATTGATGCAATGATATTTAGTTTGAAACGATTTATAATTTAATGAGGGCGAGAAAATACAATAAAAGAATAGAAGTATGGCAAACGTTACCAGAGGCGCAAGATGAGTTTGGAGACAAATCAGTAACACCACAGCTAATTACAACTACTTGGTGCGAGTTGATTACAACAAATACAGTCTATAGAAGTACTGATATGGGTATTATTGACACAACTGATACTATCACTATAAAACTACGTAAAAGGAATGATTTAACGTATAATAGTAAAAACCAATTCTTTAAATATAGGGGTTTGAAATATGTAATACAAACAGAACCTATAAATGTAGGTTTTGAAGATAGGGAAATTATAATAACATTAAAAAAAGAAATGAGTAAAGGAGTTGATACGATTACGCCTATTGGTAATCAAAATCAAAACCAAAATCAAAACCAGAATGGGCAAGGGCATTGACAATATCATTAAAAACATTAAAGCATTTGGCAAGGATACTGAAAATCATATTGATGTAGTTATAAAACAAACAGCCGAAGAAATAAAAGCTAATGCAAAAATTAATGCACCTATAAATAACGGTAAATTAAACGAAAGTATATTATCAGAAAAAACAGAAGGCAAAAAATTAAGTTATAGTATTTATGTTGGGGGTGTTGCTCGTAGCTATGCGCCTTTTGTAGAGTTTGGTACAGGTAAACAAGTTAGTGTACCACCCGAATTAAAAAAGATAGCATCTCAATTTAAAGGTAAAGGTGGTGGTTTTGAAAAAGGCTTACAAAGCATAAAAGATTGGTGTAAGAATAAAGGAATAGATGAAAAAATGGCTTTTCCTATTTTTATGAGTATATTAAAAAAGGGTTTAAAACCTAGACCGTTTTTATACCCAGCTTTCTTAAAAGGGAAGAAAATATTGAAACAAGATTTAAAAGATTTATTAGAAGATTTAACAAAAAAACACAATGGATAAACCAATACCTAACAAATGGGTAAGAAAAGCTATTTTAACAGCTACTTCAAATATGGTAGTAAACGGTATTAATATACCTGTTTATGATCTTAGAGTGCCTACAAATGGCAATGTAAACCATTATGTATTAATTACTACACAAACAAACTCAGTTAATAAATACACAAAATGCGGTTATGCTTATGAATCTACTGTTTTACTCGATATTGTTACTTCTTATTATGGAACTGGTAACGAACTTAAACGAACGTTAGCAGATGACATTTTAGACAAATTAAGAGAGTTAACAAACAATTTAACTTTAGATGTTGCAAGTGGTTTAAATATCCATAGACAAACGCAAGATTTCCCTGCAGGAATTGAAACAATTACACCGACTGAAAACATATTTAGAAGATTTTTGAGAATAGAAATGTTTATTAATTAGAAAAATTTATACTAAAAAAAAATCTAATAGATTTTATTTATTATATTTGTTATATTAAATAAAAATATTTAAAATGAGTAATTACGTTAAAACAAAAACCGAAATTCTATCTATATGGAATGGTAGTGACGCTTATAGACCTGTAGTATGTCTAACATCCCATAATATATCTGAAAGTGTAGATGAAATTGCAACAAGAACAAAATGTGATTCAGATGGAGCTACACAAAAAAGAGAGGGAGCTTACACTTATGAGATAGGTTTTGATGGTGTTTATTCTGACCCTGATGGAGCTTTTGAGGGTTATGAGCAGTTAACTACAAGACTAAGAAATAGAGGTGGTAACTTTACTTGGAAAATATCTACAAGATATTCAGACGCTTCAACTTTTGATAATTATGGAAGTGGTTTTTTATCAAGTTTAGAAAAGACTGCTGAAATTGATTCTGATGTAACTTTTACAGGTTCAATTATGGGGAGTGGATTAATTACAACAACTGACCCAGAAGCCTAGATAAATGCAAAAACAATTAGTTTTAAAAATAGGAGGTAAAAAGAGAACTTTTACTTTTGGTTTATTATTTATAGGTGAAGTTTTAGAGCGTTTAGATTGCGATTATAACGAGATGTTAGAAAAGGTTATTAAAAACCCTTTTAAATATGCACCTGTTTTGATGTTTGAAAGCCTAAAAAACAGTTATAAAAAGGATAAAAAAGAGATAGACTTTACAGAAGATAATGTTATTGAATGGCTTGAAAAAGAAGAGTTGTTCGGTACTAATTTAATCTTATCTTTTATTAACACTTTTATAGGTAACAACGAAAATAAAACACCGTTAGAAAGTTCTGAAAATGAAAGTAAAGATGTAAAAAAAAAATAGATTGGTATAAAGATATTATATCTTTTTGCTTGGGTGAATTTAATTTAACCTATGATTATTTATTTACAATGACAATGGCTGAATTTAACATTCGGCTTTTTGCTTTTTATAGAATGGAGCTAAAAGAGAATATAAAAACAAGAGAAATAGCTTACAATAGTTATATCGGTGGTTCAATGAATTTAAAGAAGTTACCAACAAAGAAACAATTTTGGGATTTAGGTATAAAAAAAGCAATACCAAAAATAAATAAACAGGCAATGGAATTTTTTAAACAGGCTCAACAAGAATACAATAATAGACACAATGGGAAATAGATTAGAAGTTGAAATTGGCGCAAAGATTAAGGAGTTTCAGACCAAAGTAGCACAGGCTTTAAAACTAACAGACCAATTAAAAGCAAAAGAAAAGGAACTAAAACAAGCGTATAAAGATGGTACTATTTCGCAAGAAAAGTACTATAAAAGTTTAGCAAGTAATGCTACGAGATTAACCAAAGTTTCAAATGCTTCAAATAATTACAAGAAAAGTTTAGGAAATCTTAGCGGTGGTTTTAACGGTGCGACTAAAAGTATACAAAGCGGTGATAATGCAATGTTAGCCTTTTCCAGAACGGTACAAGATGCACCTTTTGGAATGATGGGTATTTCTAACAACATTACCAACTTAACAGAACAATTTGGGTATTTAAAGAAAAGAACAGGGTCTGCTGGTAGTGCATTAAAAGCTATGTTAGGCAGTTTAAGTGGTTTTGGTGGTATAACCTTAGCAATATCTTTAGCGACCTCTGCGTGGTTAATGTTTGGTGATAAGATAATGGCTACTACAAGCAAAACAAAGGAGTTTGTAGATGCTTTAAAAGGTGTGTCTTCGACTGGTATTGTTGAGTTTAAGGCATTAACTGATGTAATGTTAGACAATAACTCTACACAAAAAGAACAAAGCAAAGCATTATCTATTTTAAAAGATAAATATTCAGATTTTGACACCTCATTATTAACAACAAAAGGTAATTATGAAAAATCAAAGATTGCTATTGATGCTTATATTGGTAGTTTAGTTCAACAAGCAAAAGCACAGGCGGCTCTTACTTTAATACAAGAAAAACAATCTAAAATATTAGCTTTAGAAGAAGAAAAAGCCTTAAAAATTAAAGCACGTTTTGGAGTTGCTACTGTAAAAGAAGCCGAAGACCAAGTAAAAAAAGAACAAGCTAAACTTGATAAAGGTTATGATGTTAAGCAAAAAAGATTTGTTCAAAATGCAAATTATGCTTTAAATAATTTAAAAGATTATAATAAAAGTGAAATTGACGAAATAACAGAACAAATTTCAACACTAACTAATTTAGCAAACGTAAAAGATTTGATTTTATTTGGTGGTAAAAAAGGTAATAAAGATAATAAAAAAGATAATTCAGTAGGTGGTGGTCGAAAACCTGTTTTTATAGATTTCAAACTAGATAAGGGTAGTTTTGAAGAAATAGAACAAATAGATTTATCGGATAAATGGGTAGGTGATAGTCCTTTTGATTGGGAAAAGTATTACAATTTAAAAGAGTGGGATAATCAAAGACAATTACTATCTGAAAAAATGGCTTTATTAAATGAGCAATCTAAACAAATGATACAGGGCGCAATGACTAGTACTTTTAGCGGTATTGGTCAAGCAATAGGTAATGGTTTAGCACAGGGTACAAGTGTTTTAGCTGCGGTTGGTGGTGCTTTAATTAGTGGTATTGGTAACTTGATTTCTGCAATGGGTGATAAGTTAATTCAATTAGGTACTGCTGCGGTTTTAGCGGGTACGGTTACTAAATTATTTGGAGCTGTTACAGGGATTGGAGCGGGTTTAGCTGCAATTGCAGGTGGTATTGCTTTAAATGCTGCGGGTAGTGGGATGTCTAGTTTTGGTGGTGCTGGTGCTGATAATTCCAACGTACAAGGCGGACAAGGTAGCTCATTTAGTGGTGGTTCATCATTTAGTAGCGGTGGCGGTTCAGTTGGTGGCGGTACGGTTGTATTTGAAATACAAGGGCAAAAATTAGTAGGTGTTTTAAGGAATACTTTAGATAGAAATAGAAACTTAGGAGGTACTTTAACGATATAATTATGGCTTTAAAATATTGGTTTGAATTTACAGATGTAAAAGAAATAGTACATAGATGCGAAATATACAATGATTCTTTTGTAGGGGATTCTACACAAATATACGGTAACTTAACAACGAACAAAGCAACGGTAAAAGATACATTAGAAACAATTAGAGGCGGTGGTTTAACCATTAATTTAGAAGCTAATTTAGATTTAAAGTTTGATGACTTTTATAGTGAAAATGAACGTACATTTTCAGTAAAATATATAAGAGATGGTGTTAGTGAGTTTTTAGGTTGGTTATCGCCTGAGGGTTTATATGAATCTTTTGTAGAGGATAAATGGATAATTAGCTTAGATTGTACTGATGGTTTAGGGTTCTTAAAGAATTTATCTTATGTAGAAAATGATACAGGATTGCCATTTATAGGTAAACAATCTATTTTAGAAGTGATTGTTAATTGTTTAAAACGAACTAATTTAACTCAAAATATTTATACTTATGTAGATGTAATTTATGAAGGGCAAACAAGCGGAACAAATACACTAGCAGAAACTTTTATAAACGCAAATCGATACATAAAAGACGATAATAATACCTTTATGAATTGCGATGAAGTTTTACGCTCTCTATTCGATTTATTTGGGTTGTGTATTACGCAATATAAAGGCGAATGGCTGATTTATAAGCCTAATTCATTAAAAGATAATAGTAGTTTAACTTATTACGGTTATGATAGTGACGGAGTGGCTTTAAGCCCTACAACTAAAACAATTGATTTAAGTTTTACGTTAGGCAGTCAAATTAATAATTTTTACCCACACCACGTTAATGCTAATCAACAATTAAGTATAGATAGTGGTATTGGTGCATATAGAATTAATTATAAATATGGTTTAGTTAAATCGTTTTTTAATAACATTTATCTACAAAGTACACCCCGTATATTTCCTTTGAAAAATATAGTTGACGAATGGACCATAGCGAGTTATACGTATTTAGATTTTCCTGTAAGTAATGAGGGTTTAATATTAAGTGGAGAAACACGAGGGCAACAAGATTTAATAATTACTTCTGATGTAGTTTCCTTAATTGAGGGTAATAGGATTTCTTATAGGGGAGCAATTGAGCATACTTTTTCAGGAACTAATTTTGGTACTGCATTATTTAGGTGTAAAGTAATATTAACAGACGGCACTAGTACTAGATATATGAATAAGAATGGGCAGTGGGACACATCTAACATTTTTATATTGTTTTCTGAGGTTAAATATTTAGGCTCGTTTAATTACGAAATAATATCAGATACATTACCTTTTGATGGTGATGCTTATATTGAATTATACACGCCGAACCCCACTAGTTTTGGTACTGATTATGATGTTACTTATTTGGTTTCTCAAAATAATCTAACAATTGCAGACAATGAACTAGAAGATATAAAAGGAGAAAACCATACATTTCAATTTAATACTACTGATTTTTCTACTAAAATTGAAGATGTAAAAGAAGTTTTTAATGGTGATAGTATATCTGATGTTTATATTGGTACAATTTATCAATCTGATGAAGTTACACCGACTGAGTTATGGAATCGTGGAAATGTGCGTAAAATAGCTTTACTGCAATACTCAGGTGAGGAAAGAATGGCAATGTATAGCAAGCCTTTAAGAGTGTTTAGCGGTGATATATTTGGTTTTGTTGATTACTTATCAGTCTTTGAAATTGATGGTATTACAGACGTTAAATTTATGCCAATAGAGTATAGTTATGATGCGTTAACTAACACTACAAAAATAAAGCTAAAACAAATATTAAATGATGCTGGTGGTCTTGATTACAATGATGTAGACTATACACCTACCTTTGATTATGGTAATGTTGTTGAACCTACTATAAAATAAAACTATTAAAAATAAATAATCAATAGTATTTAATTATATTTGTAATTATGATAAACGGTACGGATAGACTGATATATTTAAAGTGGGATGGGGAATATTTACCTATTGGTTGCTTAATTTCTGATAGTTTCGATGAAAGTACTGAGATGTTAGATACAACTACACGAGACAATGCAGGATGGAAAACAAGCGCACCAACAAATCAAAGTTATAACTTTAGTTTTGATGGGTTAATCATAAATACCAATTTTAACGGTGGAGATTTTACTAAGATTTCTTACGATAGACTTAGAACGTTAAAACGAAATAGAACTTTAATAGAATGGAAAATGCAAGATGCTGACTTAGTTTTTATTGATACAGGTTTTGGATATTTAACAAGTTTATCAGATAGCTCAAATGTAGACGAATTTATAACATTCTCAGCAAGTGTTGAAGGGTATGGCGCACCAGTAAGCACTACAGGGCAAGTTTTTAACCTTGTAGACGGTAATAGTAATAATTTAGAAGATGGTAACACTAACGAAATAATAACAGGATAATGAGTACAATTAAATTAAATGAATTAGCAACAACTAACATTTCTTTAACAGATTTCTTTGCAAAGGCTGACAATACAGGTTTAATGACTAAGAACACAATTAGCGAGTTAGCTACGTTTTTTGAAACAGTCGGCGAGGTTGGTTTTAAAGGTAAATTATTAATCGCTGACACGCCAAGCGTTGATGGTTGGTGGATAGCAGGAGAAAGCGGAACGTACACAAATGCAGGAGGCTTAGTTGTATCGTTAACTAATCAATTTGTAATAATTGTAAGACAAACTACATTTTCTAAAATAGACATTCCTTTAAACATTACGTTTGATGCAGTGCCTACGGATGGTAGTGCAAATGCTGTTACGAGTGAGGGAATTAAAGATTATGTAGATACCAAATTATCATTAATAGGATTAACTGTTATAACAGAATTTGATACAAGAGTAGATTCGGGAATACAATTAAATGGTTCATATACACCTAGCGCAAATACAGATGTTTTAAAATACAATGTTATAGAGGGTGATAAAGTAAAAATTCTTGGTTCAAGTGCTGATGCTACTGATAAGGCTTTATATGCCTTTTATCCTGCTGATAGTTATGCTAATCCTGTACAAGTAGGACAAGCAATGACTGTTTCTGAAACACTTTACAATTTAACAGTAACGGTTCCAACAGGTGCAACTGTTATGTATTTAGCTAAAAATGATGCTTATGATATTGGTATATTTTCAGAAAGAGATACAGTTCCTAAAAGCAACTCGACTGCAATTGTAGAGAGTAATGGTATTTTTAATGCAGATGTAGAAATTAAAGATAAACTATTAATTCCTTTAGATACTTCAAGAGTTAGAGAAGATGGAGGTATTAAATTTTCTGATGGTGCTTTTAACCCAACTTCTACAAGTGATGTTAGAATTTACAAAGTAGTCGAGGGTACTAAAGTCGCAATTATTGGAGATACAAAAGCAGATGCAAGTGGTTTTGCATTGTATGGAATTTATCCTGCTGATTCTTATGGCTCACCTATTACTTATGGTGTTGAATTACCTACAACTACAACTAAATTCTATCAAGAAATTACAATACCAACAGGGGGGAATTACTTTTATTTATCAAAATATGATGGATTAGAAATATATTTAAAAGAAGTTTCTACTATTCAAGATGTAAAAATTGATATATCTGAAATAGATAAAAACAATTCTCTTCTGCTACCGACAGAAGTATTTGAACGTGACCAATCTTTGTCTACTGTTGGTAATACAAAAGTTGCTAATTCTAACTATACGATTAATAAATATCGAGTTAAAGGCAATACAAAATATAAAATTAAAGGAGATATAACAACTTTATCAACTCAATGTGCTTTTGGATTATACCGAAGTGAAACAAATATTACTTTATTAGAGCAAGTTTTCACGCAAGACGCAGGAAATAAAGATTATGATTTAATTATTACAACTACTTCTGATTCAACTCATTTATTAGCAAACCAAGAAGATACAGATAGGATTGAAATATACGAGGTTGTAGATGCTATTAAGGTTAATGATTCAAAACAAGGTTATAACTTGATAAAAAATTATAGATTTGAAAACCTTATCGGAGTTACCCCAACTGTGGGAGATACAACTACACCTTTAGATTTTTTCTTGTTTTTAAGTAATTCAACTAATTCAGGCTACCAAAATGCTTTAAATGTAAATGATTTTGGAAGTTATCAGTTTTTATTGGGTGCAGATGGTGTTAATAGTGGTTATGTGTTGTTAGGTTTAGACTTAAAAGATAGACTAATTTATAACGACTTAAAAGGCAAAGAGGTTGTATTTTCTTTTTATGTTAAACACTCGTTAACTACAGGTGGGGTTTATTTACAAAAGGTTATTGATGGAGTTGTAGATAATATAACGAGTGCTAAAAAAGATATTAGAAAAATCAACGAGTTTTATAGAGTAGATTATACTTTTACAATGCCTTCTACAATTCCTGATACTTTTAGTGTTTATGCTTACATTGAACAAACAGCAGGAAATACTGAAACTATTGAGTTGAAAAAGTTTGCTTTTTATGAAAAATCTGATAATAATTTAAAAGATTTCCCTTTAAATTATGCCTACGAAAACGAAAGAGCAAACAACGAAAATTTAACTAAAGGAGTTCAATTTTATTTACCAACTACGATACCAGTAGTTAAGGGTAATAAATTGGAGTTGTTTAATAAATCAATGGTAAGACAATCAATAAACAGTAATTTTTGGGTTGACTTTGATTTTACAGGAACTATTCCAGATTCATATTTTTATGATAGAAAATTTGAATATACATCTGATTCTGCTGACACTAATTTTGATGTTATTTTTAGATTAAAAAATAACAATTTTAGAGAAATTGCAGTACCTCAAAATGTAGAAATTATACCAACTACTAAAAAGAGTAGTCCAGCATCCAATAAAAATATATTATTATTTGGCGATAGTTTTTTTGAAAGAGCTGTAATGATTGACGAATTAAGACGAAGATTAGTTTTAAGTGGTGGTGTACCAGTTGCAGATAATTTAAGCAATTTAACCTTTGTAGGTAATAAAACCACGCCAGCAGGCACTAAGCACGAGGGGTATAGTGGTGAAACTTGGGAGTTCTTTTTAAGTAGTTCAAGTCCTTTTTATTTTGGAGGTGTTATTGATTTTGATGCTTATTGCGCTGATTTAGGAATTACACAATTGGATTATGTAGTTATAAATTTAGGTACTAATTCAAAATCACCAAATACAGTTATTGCACAAATGTATGATAAATTAATAGCTCATAACTCAAGCATAAAAATTATACAGAATGGTTGTGTATTTTCTAACCCTTTTGGCAGCAATCAATTGGCAGAAACAAAGCAGAATTATATGAATTTAAGTAGAGAGGTTATTAATTACAATAGTAGAGTTGAAAAGTTTATTTTAGATAATTACGTTACTAATATTTTTTACAACGATAGTAATGTGCAAGTAGATATACTATTAAATAGTGTAACACAACAAGTTGATGCTAATAATAGAAATACGACACAAATAACACAAACAGATGAAAATGTCCATTTAGCACAAAGTGGGGAATTACAAATAGCAGATTCTATGTATCATTGTTTCCATTATTTTCTTTTAGATTAAATAAAGTTAATAAATGAACACACTTTTATACATAGCAACAAAAACGGACGATAAATAAAAAAAATATGCCAAGATTACCAATAGAAGTATTAAAGAAGACATCAATAGCACTAAATAAAATGGTGGTTAAAATTGATAAAAAAGATATTAAGAATAAGTTTTTAATATTCTCATTCTTATTAATTATATTAATTGAATTGAGTAGTATATTTTTAGTAAACTTTAAAAGTTATTTACTATTTATATACCCATTATTAACGCAATTAGTTATGTTTATTTCAGTCTTAACGTTAGCTTTATATAGTAAGCGTTTAAAGTTCTGTAAGCGTAAAGAATTATCTTTGTATGTGATAGCATTATATTATTTTTTAAATAGCTTATTTGTAATATTTCCTATATCAAATTACATTTATAGTATTGTTATTAATATAGGGTTAATGGCTTTAGCGGGTTACTTATTAGTAACTCAAATAAATAAATAAAAGTATGTTATTATACCAATCAACCGAAATGATAGAAGGAGCTAAAAGCCTACTAAGTATTGAATATGTTTCAGTGGTTGGTTTGTTGTTGTGTTTTTGTGGATATCTTATTTTTAGCAATAAAAAATTAAAAGATGAAAACAAAGAAAAAGACACTGCTATACTTGGATTTATAGAAAAGTATTACGTAATTTCTACTGAGGTTAAGCAATTGAGTACAACTGTAGCAGAACGCTTAGAAAAGTTAGTTGATAATTTAAATAGAAAATGATTATGTGTAGTGAATATAAAAAACCAAATACACATAGAGAGTTAATGGATGCGGTTAAGGATGTTGACGAAAATTTTTTAACATTGTTACAATCTTTAATATCTTTTAAAGGTAAAAGCAATAAACCAATTAATAAAAACCAATTAGAGGCTTATCCTTTTTTTAAAGAAATACCCGTTAGCGACTTAGTTACAATTATAAGAAGAAATAACCTTTTTAATGATTATCTAAACTTTGATACATTTATGAAAAAAGGCGGTGCTTTTGGAAATCATTTTCACGATGATATTATAGAAAGTGCTGAAATTATAAAAGGTAAAGTTATTGATAAAATAGATAATAAAGTATACAATGAAGGAGACGTAA